CTGCTTCTTCTGCAGCAATCCTATCTGCTTCTGCTTGTTGTGCTTCTGCTTCTGCCTGTGCTGCAGCCTCTTCTGCTGCTACACGATCTGCCTCAGCCTGGGCTGCTGCTGCTTGTGCTGCTGCACTTGCTTGCTCTGCTGCATATGCCTGTGCTGCAGCAATTCTGGCTGCTTCTGCAGCCTCTGCTGCTTGTCTAGCAATCTCTGCTAATCTTGCCTCTTCAGCAATTCTTGCTCTCTCTGCTTCTTCTGCAGCAAGAGTCTCTACGACTAGGTTTTGTGCTGCTGTTACATTTGTATTCATTGAAGATACCGCATTTGTTACTGCAACTATTGCTGAGTTTAATTCATCTTGAGCATCCTCTAGGTTTTCTTCTGCTTCAATAAGATCTTCTTCTGCTGTCTCAAGATCTGATTCTAAAATATCTAGTGTGGCTTGTGCAATCTCAAGATTTGTTTGTGCTGTATTAAGAGCCTGAATCTGTTGTGGTGTTGCAGTAGATGTTGAAAACTCTGATCCAGGTATGACTGCCCATCCCAAGTTATCACTATATCTAAGTAGACTTACTCCTGCTCCTCCACCATTTTCATAATACCAAAAATCTAAAGTCTTAGAAACACCTGCGGTAGTCATAACATCAGCAGTTGATCCTCCACCACCCTTATCAAACCAGTCATCAATAACTAATTCTCCATCAAGGTAAAGCCTAGTTCCATCATCTGCTGATGCTGTTATATATTGTGTACCAGTATATTGTGGTGTCCAAAGACCTTGCCACCTTACTTGGAAATCTTCTGTAACAGTTGTAGTTGTTTGAGTAGTTGCAGACACATTATCAACACCATAATAGTCCCAGTTTGCTGGAATGTTTATTGTTGCAATTGTTTTTCCTGCAGGGGCAGTAATTATTTCTTGGTGCACATAGTTAGGATATGTTTCACTAACATTATGTTGAATACTAAAAGTACTTGTAGTTCCATCAGTATATGTAACAACAGCATTATGATCACCATTTTTAGCAAATACCTGGAAACTTGCAGAAGTTGTATTTGCTGGCATAGTTATAAGTGTGTCTGCAGTTGAACCTCTAAGTGTTAGAGAGGGATCTTGTCCAGGACCAGGGAATCCAATTGATCCAATGTATACTTGATTATTGTTTGTAGTTGATACAGGAGTTCCGTTTACTGTAATACCAATATTAGTATTTAACCTATTTCCTGCAAAAGTTTCAGTAATTGTTGTTGTTCCACCATTTACTGTTGGACCACTACTACCCCATTGTTCATTAATACCATTTGTGTCTGTTCCAGTATAAACTAAATTTCCACCCATTGCAGGAGAGGCATTTGTTCCTGGGTTATGATAAACAGTCATTGTCAAACCAGGACTAGTGTTTGCATTTACTACTGCAGTAGCAGAGTCTACTAAACCTATATTTGTTCCAACTACTACTGTTTGTGAATCTACTGCGATCTGAGCAATTTCAACATTTTCTTCAGCCTCAGCAACTAAAACGGTAGCGGAATCAACTTGAGCCACAGCAACAGTAGCACTATCTACTACTGTTTGAGCCTGTACTATAGAGGTCTGAGCCTGTGTGATAGTGGCTGTAATGGTCTCTGTAGGGCTTGTAATGGCTGCTGCTTGGGTTTGTATGAGTGCCGTTGCACTTTCAGCCTGAGTAATTGCAGTCTGTGCTGCCTCTATAATGACTGTTGCGCTTTCAATTGTTACTGTAGAACCAGCACTGATCACTACTGTGGATGTGTCTGAGTTAGATACCTGCACTGTTAACTCATCAGCATGAGCCATTTCTGCAGAACTAAAGATTAGCCAAATACCCACCAAAAAAGCAACCAACCCACTTTTTAGTAGGATATTTCTAATAGAGGGCCATCCTTTCGGAGATGTTTTATAACCCTATTATATCATTTTATGCAACAAAAAAGGGAGCCTATTGCTAGACTCCCCTAATTGTTGGACTATTAAGAATTACTTCTTAAGAATCTTATTAACAAGAGCAGTCAATGCTGTCAACTGCTTCTTGAGGTTTGAAAGTGCAGTATTAACTGACTTTGTAAGTGCTGCAACTGCTGCAGAAGCATTTTCTGCTGCAAGTGTTGCTGCATCTGCTGCCTTTACCGCATCAAGAGCAGCATCTGTTGCTGCGTTAGCAGCCTTTGCTGCATCTTCAGAAGCCTTTGTAGCAGCCTTTGCTGCTTCATTTGAGACAACTGCTGATGCTGTAACTACAACCTGACCTGCTGCTGGAAGAGATGATCCACCAGTTGCTGAGATTGTTACAGTGTTTTCTGTCAATGGCATAAATACCTTGTATGACTTTACTGTTTCTGTATCAGTTGTAATTGATGTTGCTGTAAGAACATCTGATCCTGAACCAAATGCATATGATGAAGTGATTCCACCTGTAGCAAAGAGGTTGGCGTGTGTCTTTCCAGATACTGGAAGACCTGCTGCATCAAGAACCTGTACCTTGATAGTTGCTGCTTCACCTGGAAGGTATGTAGCCTTATCGAATGATAACTTAACTGTTGCTGCTGCTGCTTCTACACGAGTAGAAACTGGAGCAGATGCGATTGTTCCTGCTGCATTTCTAACTGTAACTGCAACTCCTCCAGCCTTAACACCTGTAAGTGTAAATACCGCTTCACCATTTACGATTGTTGCTGCTGTACCTGAATCAGATACTGTTGCAACATCGGATGAGTTAGCATAAAGTGTTCCTGCTCCAACTGTTACGCCAGATGCATCCTTAGCAACTGCCTTTACAGTAGTTGCATTTGCACCAACTGCAATAACAGACTTAACTGGAGTAGCAACGATTGTTGCGATATCGCCATAGAATGTTACTTGCTCTGTTGCAAGAACTGTACCTGTAAGTGTTGTAAGAGTAATTGTTCCTACTCCTGCTGTACCGTCAGCAAATACACCAATGTGATTTCCTGTAGGGATTACCAATGCACGACCAAGGGCAGAGATAGTTGTAGCGTTTGTGCCATAACCAATCAAACCTGTTCCTGAAACTGTTGCAAGAATTGATTCAGTTGCTGATCCGCCTGCTGCATTCTTAGGTGTAACAACAATTACTGCTGCTGCATCTGTAGAAGTAGCCTTTGGAGCAAACACAGAATCATCTGCTGTTGCTGTAGTAACTTCACCACGGTTAAGAATTGAAGTTGTTGTTGCTGCAGAAGGTGTAATATCTGCTGCCTTAACTGTTACTGTCCATGCAACGGATGGACCTGTTGCTGGGCGAGTTGTTAGAATACGTGCCTCATATGTACCAGCAACTGATGGAGCAACCAATGAAACTGTAAACTTTGCAGTTACATATCCTGGTGTACCAACTGTTGAGTTAACATCTGCTGAAAGTCCACCTGCTGCAATTGCAACTGTGGAAGTTGTTGTTTCAAGCAATGAGAGCGTTGCACTCTTTGATGAGCCTGATGGCTGTGTGAAAATAGCAGATAGCACAGTCGCTGTGTCTGCTGCTGTTTCTGAAATAAATGACAATGTTACTACCGCTGTAGCAGTCTCACCAGCAGTGATTGTGTCTGTAGCAGAATCAATCGTTAGTGTTGGTGCGATTACAGCAGCACTTGTCGGAAGCGCTGACATAACGCCAAAGGTCATCGCTGCAGCAAGACCTAGGGCAATTTTCTTCAATGAATTCATCTTTCTCCTTGTTATTTTATAATAAATTGAATTTTCCCAAGAAATCACGAACATCGTCCGTCATTTGCTTAGGTTCTAATTCTATCATACTTCTCTTCTTCTCTGCAAGTTGAGCAGCAGAAGCAGACCAAGTATGTACCTCAATAACTGTATTAGTAGTCTTTGGAGTATGTGAGATAGCACCAAATACCGCTCCAGATACAGCGTCTGCTAAGTCTTTAGATTTCTTGCGGGGGTGATCAACACGATTCCCCTTCATAATCTTTAACTCAGACATTTCCTCTAACAATAATGGAATCATAGGAAGCGCTACACGCTCTTCATAAATCATCATTGCTAAATCTTCATAGTGTTTCTTAGCAACAGAAACAGTTTCAGTTCTCATACCAACAGCCTGCAATTCATTCTGAATATCAAATGACTGCCATCGGTCAAAAGAAACCATACCGATGTTAAATCCCTGTCTTCGTAAATTCATAATCCATTGCTTTACTTCCGAAAGGTTAACTGGACCTTCAGACTTTGGCTCCCACCAAGCAACGGCATCGACCACAACCATTGGGGCTACCTGCTCATAGTCTTTAATAACTTGAATGTTCACCCATTTATCTACATGGGCAATTGCAATAGCACACTTGTCATGCTTCTGTGCAAGGTCAGCATGCAAATAATAAATCTTATCTGGGTCTGGTTTAAATGACTCATCAAACCTTCTAAATTGATCTAGTGGATTTCTAAGTGTCATTACCTTTTCTAGTTTTGTTTTATCTTTAAAGAAAGCATCTGACGCATATGTTGGCATACATGCAAAACGCATCATTGCATCACCAAGGTCTGTATAGAATGCAATCTTAAAATCATCAATCTTACGGGTTGGGTTTACTTCCCATGTAGGTCTTTTAAATGCTAGAACTTTTGGTATTTTATATGAGATGATAGTGTCTTCATCCCACGAAATTTCAAACTGATTTCCTGGGTCATCATGTGGAAGATCTTCATTAATAATAAACTTATGCTTACGCTCTATTGTTTCTTTTTCTGCAATAACGGATTCATATCGTTGTGAAATAAAGTCACCTTGATATCTAGGAAACGATAGCAATGCAACCTTACCAAGATCAGGAAAACGAGAATCTACGGTACCACGAAATGCTTTGTAAATATTTTCAGCAGTCTTGCCCTGCTCATTTCCAGTACCAACTTCAGATGCAAAACCAGAAATCTCATCAAGAACTGCCATAAACAAGTTCAAACCCTCATGTGATTCACGCTCTGAGTGACCAGAGTAAACTGTCACAGACTTGTCAAAATCAATTGAGTCTGCTTTTGGATTATACTTTCCTGCAAACCATGGCGATCTTTCAATCTTAGATTTAAAACCTTTAAAGAAAACATTCTTAGCCTGTTGAGCGTTAATAGCAACATTGATAATATCAATAGCGTCTCCTGCAGGCTTACCATAGTAAACTGCTGGGTCCTTTAGACATAAAAGTTTATACACTACATATGCACAGGCTACTGTAGATACGAAGTCCTTACCGCTACCCTTGCCAAGTTGCAAGATGATTTCATTCTTTGTAAACTTTTTATAGTATGATTCTCCAGCAGTATCACCTAGCAAAGTCTGTAGGTCTTCCTTCTTATATATCTGGCTCATTGCTTCTACAATTTGATACTGAATATCAGATAGTGGTGGTTGCCCAAGATAGTCTGGAGACTCAACAAATGTCTTTGCATCTACAGGAGTTTCTATAAAGTGATTTTCCTTAAGTACCTCAAGAAAATCATTGAACATCGTGGACAACTGTAATCACTTCTCCTTCTCTTGCAACGGCAGAAAGTCTTTGCATGATTAGGTCACGAACCTCTGGATGCTCAGAAGCAATGTCTCTTAAAATTCCAACTAGAACTTCTTGTCTGCGTTCTATCTCAACCATCTCTTCGGCAAGTTCTTTGTTCTCAAGAAGCCCAGCCTTTTGCAGCATATCAATACGCTTTGATTCAATGTCCATAACAAGTTTAATTGCAGCAGTCTTTGCACTAAGATTATTAGTCATACTTGCTTCATCAATAACTTCATAAGACTTTGAAATAAGTTTTGTGTAATGTGTATCTGCTCCTACAAGTGCTTCTTTTGCTCTAGCACGAATTGCAGAATTATCAGAAGCCATGGCTTTCCACTCATTAATAAGTGTAACAACACGAGTGCGTGGAATGTCTAACTCTTTTGAAATTACGGTTGGATCATTGCCTTTAAGGTATTCACTTACAACAGTGTTAACTTGGTCAAGGTGTTTGACTAGATCTTCTTCAGTTGACATACTTACCCTCTAGTCTATTGATTTCATCTTTAATATAAAAGATTGCCTTCTCTAAATCTTGAATTGTCTTTGCTTCATCTTTAAGTCCTGCTCTCCACAGATACTTAAAAGCATTGCCAATATTAAAATTTCTATGACGAGTGATCTGAATACACTCTACGCCTGAAGGATCAGATGTGTAGTGCATAGGGTGATTAACTTGATCAACTGTAATATTTAGATTATTACTCATCTTCTTCGTCCCATTCAAATGCTTCTGGCAAACCTCTTAGTGCCGTCACAACATAGGTTAAACCTACTGCACCTGCAACACCTAAACCAATTACTACCTTTTGCAACTTATTCATCGTTTTGATTTCCTTAATCCAAATTTAGCAAGGTAAACATAGATGGTTTCTACGCTTGCACCACACTCTTTAGCAATATCTTCTGGACTTTTCTTATCCATCAAATACCGCTTGCGTAGCCAAACTTCGCTTGTATATAGTTTACCAGCCATAGTATTATTTGTCAACCCCAATTGCTTTTGTCCAATTACTTAATGCCCAATGCCCAATACCGCATGCATCTGCAACATCGTTGTCTTCAATCTTCCTATCATAAATAGTATTAATAAACTTAATAGTTCTTTCTTTTCTAAGGTTTCTTTCATAGGCTTTATACCAAGAAACAGATTTACCAGGGTTTTGAGACCTGATGACTAACTGCTCTTCTTTAGAAATCTTTTTATTCCCAATAAAATTTTGCCAGGTTATTGGAGAAACCTTTCCAACAATCTCGGTTCCAGTTTGTCCTGCTGCTCCGAGTATTGCTCCTTGAACCAGTGCAAGATCAGCAGCAGTCTTAGGGCTATTCATAAATACGGTATGCTCAATTATGATAGCCTGAAATCCACCGTAGTGATCAAATACTGCCTTAACTCTATCACCAGCATTTAAAACCTTTTCGTAAATATCATTACCTTGAAACTGAATCTTTCCTACAAAACCTAGTTCTTTTGTTTTAGTATCAAATAAAGCAAAGGCAAGACTATTAGTGCTGGCATCAATAGCACATATAGTATCAGGCATCATTGGAATACCCCATTTAGTCTTGTTCATATTCTATGAACCCCTTTAATTCTTTTAACATTTTTGATACTTGCTTTGCACTAACATTACAGTTTGCACAAAATCCTGAATCATTGTATATAGATAGAGATGTGTCGCAACCACCCAAACATTTACGAACTTTTCCAATTCTTTTTTGTCTTCGTGTTGCTTGGTATCTTTCAGCAATTTTTTCTCTTGTAGCCTCTTCTCTACAAGTTTCACTGCAATATACCTGATAACTTACTTTTGGAAGAAAGTATGTATCACATCTGCTACATAGTTTCACTCAGTTCCTCCAGAGAAGCAATCTTTAATGTTCCCGTGCCTGCCTCTGCACACGCTGCCTTTACTGGGCATGTTTTACAAATCTTTGAGTTACCACGATAGTTTTTGGTTGGAATTGTTTGATCTTCCCAAGCCTTACGCACTTCACGCATCCATTTAAATGCATACTCTATCCACTCTCTATAGTGGTCATTGACTGCTACTGGAATAATCAACAAGTCATGATTATTTTTATTTTCATATATCAAGGCACCCTTTTGCTTGCCAAGAATCTTCATATAGATAAGCAACTGAATTAAATGCCCAGCCTTTGGCTTATTGGTTTTCTTTCTGTACTCATAGGCTTCATTCATCATTGTCTTAATTTCACCAACGATTTCTTCGCCTTCCCAGTTAATCATAGCATCGCCATATCCAAAAATTGGTGGATCATTAGCAATTACTTTAAACTCTGTTGTAGGCAAACCCTTGTCATCGGTATACTCAACTGCAACACCAGAAGATAGCATTGCACTCTGGATTCGATCATGGCCCATTGTTCCAGACCCCATATTAGCAACGCCGTAGGCATCGCTGTAGTCTTCAAACACAGTCCCATCAAATGCTAGATACCAGTATCTTGGACACTGACCATGCTGGTAGGCAATTGTAGATGGGGCAAAACTTTTCTTTTTAGTAAACTTTGGTCCACGATCTGCAACATATCCTGACTGAATCTTTGCAACCATATCCTCTGCATTAAAAATAATATTCTGCTTAGCCATAGCCTCTTTGTGCTCTGACTCTTTTAACATAACCTGCTTTAGTAAATTTTTTGTCATTTCATTCCCTTGTTTATATAAGTATATCAGGTTAGCGCATAATATATTTAAGTGCTGACACCAGATTATTTACTGCCTCTGCTGCAGTGTAATATATGTTCTTCTTTGCCCTGTTGTTCTTGTCTACATTAGCCATCCAAGTAGCCTTTAGCGCTAGTTTGCTGGCAATAGCCTGTAGTCTAACAATCTCAATTGTTGCAACCTGTATAGGAATGTCTGGTTTAATGATTAACTTAGCAATCATTGATAAAGCAGCAGTTAACTCTTCATCATCCATAAACTCTGCTATCTCTACTAATCCATTAACCTGTTCTAATGTTGTTGTATCAGTCATACTATTCCCCCTCTACTAACTGCTCTAACATATCTAATTCAATTATAGCAAGCCTTACCTTTTGTGTACCCTCGCCTAAAACAATTACTAATGCTGGATCCATGCTTTTCTTAAGAGCATCTGTAACTGCTTTAGCCCAAACATCTTGATTTAAAGTAAATGATTTTGAGCACTCTTTAAAATCAATAACAAAATTATTCCAGGAGGCATCGCCCTTGGTGTTATTTCTACCAGAATTTTTATGTTGTTTAGCACCAAGTCTTTTAGATTCTGATCTCTCACTCATTAACAAAATCACCCTTTTTCTTTTTTCTTGGTACTAGTTCAACCTTGCTCACATGTTTTTGACTACACATCCAAGTAGTGTCACCTGACTCTGGCCAAAATCTAAAAGATGCAACATGCTCACTACATTTCTTGCATGTAAGTTTTCCATTAAAAACAATAAAGTCTTTATTAGCCATTAGCCAACTTACTCTTTAAACTTTCTTGTAGATCAAGGTCTTCTTTAACACGATTGATAAAGCCATCTCTTCCCTGAACCTTTGTTCCATCATCTAGTTGATACCATGCACCAGTTCTATTAACAAGACCTGATGCCTCTGCTGTATCTACAAGATCTCCAATAGAGTCGATTCCAACCTCATCCCCTCTAAAGTAAAAGTCATACTCGCCTGATTGAAATCCTGGAGAAGTTTTAGAGAACTGCAGTTCCCAACGAATCTTTCTTCCAATTTTTTCTTCAATCAACTTATCACCAATCTTAATCTTGCCCTTAATGGCCTGATTGTCTGATTCTGACGAGAACAATTTAATAACTGTTGACGAGTAAAATTTAGTAGCCTGTCCTCCAGTAGGTTGCTGACTTGTGTACATTGCATTAATATTATTACGTGACTGAGAAATTAAAACAAAAAGTGTTGGTTTAATTTTATTGTTTGCATAGTTAATCATCTTCCATGCGTTACTAAAGTCACGAGACTCCGCACCAATTTGCTTTGTATTTTCTAGTTGCTTGAGTTCATCTGAATCTTTTTCAAAATAAATTGCAGGAAGCAAGGAAGTAATTGAATCAACAACTACAATATCAACACCTGCATTGATTAGGTTTGTACCTACATCAACCATCTCATTAATTGTTCTAGCCTGCGAATAAATTAACTTAGATGAGTCAACGCCAAGTCTTTCTGCCCAAGCCTTATCATATGACATTTCTGAATCAATCCATGCACAGATCTTGCCTTCCTTTTGTGCTAGACCAATCATCTGAAGGCACAGAGAGGACTTTGCAGACGATTTAGAGCCCCATATAAGTACTTGGCGACCATAAGGTAAACCACCTGATAGTGCACGGTTTAAACCAAAACTAGGGGTTGCTGCATATTCTGTAGGTGGAACTGAGTCTCCTACCATAATAGTCTTACGCAACTTAGGGTTAAGTTGTGCTAATACTTCTTCCATTGTTACTGACATTAAAATCGTACTCCATGCTTCTCTGGTCTAGTCTTATTAAATTCCGCTTTTTGTTTTAGAATATAGTCAAGTGATTCTCTAGTATACCCTGCTTCAACCATTCCCGCATAAAGGTCTAGTGTGCGAATAATAATGTCTGCAAACTCTTTAGCAATTTCTTCTCCACCCTTATCTTTACGAACAGCCTCCATAACCTCAGTTACTTCTGAGACAATCATCATGCACTGCTTTGCAATAAAAATATCATTAATTGCATCATGATCTTCTGGGCTTCCCCAAAATCCTTTTTCTACTGCAATCTTGTGCAGGTCAATTGCTAACTGATCAAACATTTATATCCTCCAGTGTTCTTGTTCCATCTTTTGTTTTACCAAAACTAAACTTGTATGCCTTGCCTTCTTCTATGTGCATATATGCTTTAGAAAACGCTGTAGGAAATACAGTAATTGAATGTAAATCTCTTGTCGTATCTGCAAGAGTAAGAGTTGCCATCTTTTTGCCAGCCTTAGTTAGTCTTGGCTTAAATGATATTACAAACATCTCTTCATCTTTAAATGGTAATTGCTTGTAACTTAAAAACTTAACCAGCGCATTGCTAGAATTTTTTATTTCATCAACAGGAATTGTAGACACAATCCTATTGTCACTTGCAAGAATAAGATAACTGCGACCAGTCTCAATGGTCGTACCTTCATCATCAAATATACCGATGCTCCCAGTTTTGTCCAAAATTTCAACTCTTGACCACCCTGTTCCTCGTTTAATAGATTTTACCATGCCCATTAATATAAATGAGCCTTTCTCTTCAAAATCTTCAATATCGTTAATAAATGCATAGTAGTGCGAAGGTATTGTGATATTGAATTCTGGAAGATTTAAATATTCATATAGGTTTTCTTTAATCTCACTATCATTTCTAGGATTATCTGGAAATGTTGCTGCTCCAATAGATCTTAAGGCCTGCAGTGCACGAGAGTTTACTCCATTTCCTTTTGTGAATGTAAACTCTTCAAGTTCTTTGTAAGATCTAAATGGCCTTGCTGCGATATATCTTTCTGCAATTGTGTCAGATATGTACTTGATAGCACTGAGTCCAAACCGAATACCCTTACCCTCAATTTTAAAATCTTTATCCGAATCGTTAATGTGAGGTAGTTTAACAGGAATGCCCATTCTTTTTGCCTCAATAAGATAATCAGTTCGCCCATCTTTATCCTTTTCATTTTTCAATAGAGAGTACATAAACTCTAGTGGGTAGTAGTATTTGAGCCACGCTGTCCAGTACGAGACAGTAGAGTAAGCAACGGCATGCGACTTGTTGAACGAATACCCAGCATGCGCTTCAAAGTCCTGCCAAAGATCAAGAGCATCATTAGGGGAAATAAACTTAGAAGCACCACTGATGAACCTATCTTTGAACTCATCAAATTCTTTAGCATCTTTTTTCTTTCCAATGATCTTTCTAACTTTATCTGCTTCCGACATGGACATACCGCCAAGGTGTACGCATGCTTGCATAACCTGTTCCTGGTAAAGAACGCAACCATAAGTGTCTCCTGTAAACTCTTTCATAATCTGATGGATATAAGACACATTTTGCTTTCCGTGTTTGCGAGCAATGTAATCTTTACCAATTGTGTTCATAGCCCCTGGTCTAACCAAAGCATTTGAGGCAGCCAACTCATTAAGGTTTTTTACACCCATCTTAATCAGCAAGTTTGTATAAGGTGTTGCTTCGCACTGAAACACACCCTTTGTAAAACCGCTAGACAACATCTCGTATACATTTGCATCTTCAAGGTCAATCTCTAATAGATTAATATCTTTAAAGTGATTTTCCTTAACCATCTCTAATGTGTCTTTGATTACGCTTAGTGTTTTTAGACCAAGGGCATCAATCTTAATTAAACCAATTCTTTCAGCCTCTTCCATATCGACTGCAACCACTGGAATCCTATCGTCAGATCCAGTAGCAGAGCGAGTCTCCATCGGCGCAAACCTAAAGATTGGATCTTTACTAGTAACAACTCCTGCAGCGTGAATACCAGTACCCCGAATTCGACCACGTAATTGCTCCCCATAAACCTCTACCTCTGGATATTTTTCTCTAAATTCTTTTGTTGATTTTGATGTGCAAAAATCATCCCATGTATCTACTGTTTTAAGAACCTTGTTTACATCTGACAAAGGAATGTTTAGGACTCTTGATACATCTCGCACAATACCCTTACCAGTAAACTCTAAGAATGTAGCAATAGAAGCAACATGCCTATACTGTCTAACAAGATAATCTTTAACTTCTTCACGGCGTGAGTCTTGAATATCTGTATCAATGTCTGGGAAGTCATTGCGCTCTGGATTAATAAAACGGAAGAACAGCAATCCGTACTTTATAGGATCAATGTCTGTAATACCTAGCGTGTAGCAAAGAAGTGATCCTGCTGAAGATCCACGGCCTGGACCTACCATGATCCCTTCTTTCTTTGCCCAGGCAATCATGCTTTGAACAACCAAGAAGTATGGTCCAAACTTCTTTGCTTTAATAATCTCTAACTCTTCATCAAGACGAGCCAAATAGGTTTCATCATTGTCCAAACCACGAGCCTTCAAACCTTCTAATGCAAGAGATTTTAACTCTTTATCTGGGTTCTTATATTGTACTGGTAATAGGTTTAGACCATCTTTAATCTCATAGTCTTCTACCTTATCAGCAATGTCTATAGAGTTAATGTACATATCTTCTCTTACAATACCCTGCGATTCCATGGCTTGCTTCATCTCTTCATATGATAGTAAATGAATGTCAAACTTATTAAATGACATTTGTCTATCTGCGCCATATAGGTAGTCAAGTCGCTTCATCATATCATCATGCTTTGTTGACTTATCGTATGTAGCAGTCTTTTCTACTTTGGCATGAGAGTTCATCAATAGTTTAAACTCTTGAATTTCTTTTTGTGATGGATCAACATGGTGACAGTCTGGAGTAACAACTGTCTGTATTTTAAATTCATCTGCAAGTTCTGCAAGTTGCTTGTTAACTTCTGCGCCATTGTGTGGCATGAGTTCCATATAAAAATCATCTTTAAATACACGGCTAAACCATTCAATATGCTTTTTGGCCTGTGCATATTCTCCGTGCTCTAATGCTTTTGCAATGATACCGCTTAGACATCCAGATAAAACAATAATGCCTTCTGAGTACTTTTCAAGAACTTCAAAGTCAAAGCGTGGCTTATTAAAATATCCTTCAGTCCAAGCGATTTCATTAATTTTGTTTAGATTCTCTAAACCAAGTTGATTCTTAGCGAGAAGGATAATGTGGTTATAGATTAGATCTGTTGGCTCTGTGCGTTCTGCCTTCGGCCTCTTATCAAATCTATCAGCACAAAAATATCCTTCTACGCCAAGAATAGGTTTAACACCCTTTGCTTTTGCAATTCGGTACAGTTCCCGATGCCCAGATAAGGTTCCGTGATCTGTGATAGCCAATGCTGGCATACCAAGTTCAACTGCTCGGTCAATATATTCTTCTGGAGTAGCAACACCATCAAATAATGAATAGTGTGTATGGATGTGTAGACCTACGTAATTCATATTACCAATCTGTGTTGGTAGCAGAAGTTGTTGTAGGACCGTCAAAGCCTAGATAAAAGGCTTCTTGCTCCGCATATGGAATCTTCTTAAGTGCAAGTTCCAATGGGAATGGTTGAACACCAGACCAATCAAATGGTTCCTTATCTGGTGCAGATGGAATAAGTGTGTAATTAGTTTCAGTTCCCTGACCATTACGCTTTAGTTTCCATTGAACATTTGAGATGCTTCCTGTTTCGAGAGCATACTCACGAATAGTATTAAATGATGATTGCTTGCTGATACCCATTGACCAGATTGCAACATATGGCGCTTCAATGCCATCATCTACAAGTACATTGCAATAGAAGCGAAGACGGGCTCTCCAGCCAGCCTTTGGATCCTTGCGGTGCATTTCTTCGGCCCAGTCACGGCCCTCTGATTCCATTGTATCTACAGCCTTACGCTTGTAGTCCTTTGGATTTGTGTGTTCCTTAACAACTAGTGCAAGACCACGGTCTGCATTATAGTTTGCAGAGTCTTCATCTAGTTCTTCAATAAAGCGAATCTTTACTGATTGACCATCGGCAAGTTTAAGCCACTTTACCTTTGGTGCATTTTCGTCATACTTTGGCTTATCGAGCAGGGCGTTGATTGCTTTTAATCCCTTTACTACGCTCATGTTATCTCCTTCTGTTGTTTTTATTAGTTTAGCATAGATGATATAGATTTGTCAAACTGGAATTCAATACCCCTGATTGCATCATCATCCATATCACCAATGTCTTTATATTTTTTATCTAGTTGAATAACACTAACAGCAGAACCAAGTTTTTCAATTAACTTATCTTTCATAATGCTGCCAGCCTCATCATTGTCTGCAACAAGTACAATGTTTGGAAAGTACTTTTCTAATAGTCTAACTTGTGATATAGACACATTAGCACCCAGTGTTGCAACTGCTGGGAAACCTACTTGATCTAGTCGTATTGCATCAAAAGATGACTCTACGACATACACTGTATTTGAACTTTTCACCCTATGCAAATTAAAAAGGATCTTGCCTTTAGGTAGTCCTGGTGTATTCTTAAACTCTTTACCCTCAATTGTTCTAGCAACAAAACCAATCGTCATTCCATCTGGAGACTGCATTGGTATAGTTACCGAATCCTGCTTCTCTGAAAAACCAAGATTAAACTTAACAACTGAGTCACGAGTAATCCTTCTTCCTTCAAAATATCTCATTGCTCTTGGTGATTCAAGTGCCTGATTGTTTAATCTTTTAATAAGTAATTCATCATATTGTACAAAATCTGGTGCTGCATACATAGCCTTGTTTACTACATTTTCAATATTAGTCTCTGTCTGCTTGCTTTTAATGTATCTAACAGTTTCAAAGTAGGTTCTGCCAGTCATGTGCATAATAAACTCTTCAAGACCCTTGGTAGTTTGACATCCAAAACAAAAGAACAAACCGCTCTCATTAGAAACTTCACCTGCAGGAGTTCTTGTATTATTATGATACGGACAGAATACAATAAAGTTATTACCAAACTCTGCTTCAATCTCAACACCAGCGCCATTAAGGACTCTGCGTATCTGTTCTTCGCTATAAATGTTACTTGCCATCTTCAAAATCCTTATATCTGTAGTAGCCTTTATCAAAGTCAACTTGAACTAAGAAGTCTCCCATAAAACCATTACGGTTCTTTCTAAATACACATTCAATAATATCGCTATTTGTACCACGACCAAGTGCTAATAGCCAGTCAGCATCGTATGAAATCTGTCTAGACCATGCTGTTTGACCAAGTGTAGGTGGTGTGCTTAAGTCTTTTACATCATCAGGTGTAGCAGATGAGATAGCGATAATAGGTACTTCTTCGCTAATAGACATTAGTTTAAGTTCACGAGAAAGATTCTTCATCTTTACCGTTTCATTATCAGCCCTTTGATTTGGACTCATCAATTGAAGATAGTCAACCACAACAAAGTCTGGCTTATATTGGTCAATCTTTCCACGAATAACTGAAGGGGTTACCTCACCACCAGAGTCATTAGATATGATGTGGAACTCTGGACGACCCTGCACTTTATTTGCATGCCATTTACGAAGCATGTCAATTTCAACTTCACCATTGGACAACTTGCGATGGGACCATAGGCCTTCACCCATGATTGCAAACACACGGTTACGAACTTCAGTTTCTGACATTTCAAGAGAAATAATCATTGGAGACTTGCCTTGTTTCCATGCTTGAACTGCAAAGTATAGTGCCATCCATGACTTACCAATTCCAGGATAGGCTAGGAATACTCCAAGTTGACCTGGCATAATTCCTGCAGGTAGATAGTTATCAAACCCTGGTAATCCAGTCTTAATTCCAACAGCGCCAAGTTCATTCTGTCTCTTAACTCTTTCAAAATATGCAACAGCATCTTCTAGGTCTGTAGCATCGATATCACGAATTGCTGCAGTGTTCTTTTTTAGTTCAGATGTTTTGGTGATTAGTTGATCTAGCGCTGATAAACCATTACCACCTTGAACTTCACCTGCTGCATTACGAAGAATATCTTTTAGACTATCGTTAAGATACTCTGTTTGAAGTTCTTCAAGATGATGCTTTGTAGAACCAACTCCAGCAACTGGCTCAAAGTCTCTAAACTTTTCTCTAACAAGATCTGCTGGCGGAAGACACTGATTGTTTTCTGAGTATAAACGAATAAAGTTCCAGATATCGTTATGGGTTCTGAGCAATGTTTCTACATTGGCTTGCAATAATACATGTATCTGCTTGTCTTCAAGTACTGCAGATATTACCTTTGCTTCTGTATTATTCACTTAACCACTCCTTAGCCAATGCCCTGCGCTCTTTGCGTTCTCTATAATCTTGCTCTACTTCAAGTTTACCATTAATAATTTTTTCCATATTATAAGCAAAATAATTCCATGTTGGTTCTTGAGCAATAGAAAAATAGTAGTCTAGAACATCATAACACTGAGAAATTCCATAAGACTCTACCAATGCATCAGCAGACCACTGCTCAACATTGAGGTTCATGTTAGACTTTTGCTCATATCTTTGCAGATACAACTTGTTAAATCTACTGAGCAAAGCCATTCGGTCTTTGCGTTCAGCCATTATTCGTTGATTTCTTCTTTTGCTTCGTTAATCTTCTCAGTGAGTTTATCTTCAACAAACTTGTAAACTCTTTCAAAAGCCTCATTTGTTGTTTCACCATCACGCTTGCTATCAACTACGCCAAGATCAAGTCTAAGCGACTGAAAATTGCCTAGATTAAGTGTATAGCCTAGTGTTACATTTACCTTAGTTGAATCGTTTTCCATTCCCCACCCATTCCTATTTTAAATACTTTCGGACCAGACTGGAATATATCTTCCATCCTCGGTCTTTGTATATGTAAGTATACCGTCTCCCATTCGCCGTGTCAATTCTTGGCTTGTAGGAGTCATGTTATTAGTTATTAATTTGTCTTTTCTTGGTTGTCCAATATGTATACTTGCAAGTATAGCACGAATTTCTCTTACCTGTGATTCTGAATAGTATGCTCTTACCTGCCAGTGCCTTTCTCCATTTAACTGTGCACCTATTGGTGGAGGAATGACTCCTCGTTTAATTAAAGTTGGAATATACTTTCTGTGTCTATTGACAAGTATTGCAGTCTCTGCTACACTATACGCTCTTTCTCGATTCTTTTTAAAATCAGAAAGCAAGCATGTTTCTAGCCTATCTTTAGTAATATTATAAAAAGTAACCATTCCAGTAGATCTTGACCTATGGTGAACTCTTACCAAGTCACCATTAAGAAACCATACCTTAACCTTGCCCTTAACTACAGGCTGGTTATTGTATTCTTCGCTCTGGATTTTTCCTTTAGTAGTAGCCATTTGCCTTCCTGACTTTCAGTAGGTGGATGATAGAATTTTCTAAATCCACACATAACACAAAATATCTCTATGTGACCAGTAGTGGTGTACTGCCTGTCAATAAAAATTCTACCGCTACACCTTTTGCAATTTAACATTGTATTCCTACTGAATCTTTTCTTCTAAACTCTTGTTATAGTTTTGTATTGCTTCTTCTTTGTCTTTAATGCTTTGTGACAATTCTGTTAGTTCTGCTCTAAGTACAGCAATCTGTGTTTCATAATTAGAAACCAACTCTCCAATTCGTTGCTGTAGTGCAGTTACGATTAGTTCTACCTTATCCATTGTCTTTCTCCTCTAAACTATTTAGTTCTTTTAGCAAAGCCTTTTGTTTTGAATTAATTGAAAGAATTTGATCCTCTATATCCTGTATAGATTCTTTTTTTACAATAAATCCAGAATTCATTTCTAAAAGGGATATTCTTAAGGTGTATTTATTATATTCCAAATTCTTTAAATGTTGGTTAATAATATTAGACTTTTCTTCTTTACTTAATTCATACGACATGTTTTCTCCCAATCAAGTATATCATAATTCAAGGTTTATTGTATTACTTCTGGACCGTATTGTATTATTGTGCCTAAGTTAAAATCAAGACCACAATATTCTCCATATTCTTTTAATGTTCTCTCATTACCTAATCTAAAATCTCCAACTAAACCATTAGTTAAAATGTTAACTATCTCATCCATAGATGTTTGATTTAATGAAGCAGAGAGTTCTGGAAAATCAGGATATACTTGCCTTCTCTTATTATCCTTATCATTTTCCCAATATAGATGATACATAAACTGTTTAGTTGGAACAACTAAATCGTACCCCATAGTATATGCTCTTGCTGCCATAAGTATTTCTTCTCCATCAGCAAAAATTAATTCATTTGGCTCCATAAACTTTCCCTCAACAAAGATGGATCCTCCTGATACACTGATTGATCTAGTAGGAAAATCTGCAGGACAGTATGTACCCTGCATAGGGGTTCTTGTTGCTTTAAACCTTTGTCTATCTTTCCAATAAAAATGTGTTACTGGATCTTCTATTGGCCTAACAGTTTCTTTGTCACCTTCGTACCAGTATAACTTAGGGTAATTTGTAATTAGTGGTTTTTTTATTCCAATACTTTTGTAGTGATCAACTAAATTAATTAAATAACTATCCCAATTTTTATCAAATCTGCTATGAGAATCTATTTGTAAATAATAATCTTCACCTGAATAAAACTGATGAGCCAAGGCTCTACCACGCCCCATTCCAATATTTTCTGGTGCTCTACTAATAACTGATTTAATATTTGGCAAACTTGGTATGCCAATTAGATTATCTTTATAAAAAATAGAGTGTATGCCAAAGTTAATTTGATTTATTCCAGATGATTTATTTATAGCATCTAAAATAGTTTTTTCTAATTCAAAATCATGATAGGATGTGATTTGTACAAAAATGCTTTTCATTATCATCCCCATATCGCATTTGAGCAGGTTGTACACAGTGTTTTAAAAGAATAATCAATCATTTTTTGCCTATCATCGCTTTCCCATATTTCTTTTAAAGTAGAACTATTAATATTTCCAAACACTGTATCAAAGTCATAGTCATTACAACATATAAAAACATCTCCATTAGCATTTATGTGTATCCATGTCTTTGTCCTATCCCCCATGTTAGAGCATCCAATAACATTATCACCTTTTTTATTGTATCTACTTATTGCAGGTTCATTTGTCATAACTTCTGCTTTATCAAGAAATCCAGCCCTGTCTACTAGTCCAGAATTACTAAATACCCTAACCCCTGGGAAAAGTTCTTTAAATTTATTAAGTGCTATTTTTAAATCTCCATTTTGAATAGACATATTGATATTTGGCATATTTTTAAGAGGCTTCATCCAGCCACCATTTTCTGGCAAAGACATTTCATCTATACCATTTACCTGAATTGAAAGCATGTCCAGTGGTAGTTTTGTAGTTGCATATAAAATATTGCCCATAACTTTGTTATGAATCTTTTCGTTTTTATTAGTCATCATTGACCATGTAGCAGAGTCTGCGGATGGAACATTAAAATTAATTAAGTCAACAACATCTAAATAGTTATATATTAGATCTGTTTTTTCTTTTGATAGTGGTATGCCGTTAGTCAGAACCATAGTTCTTAATTTAAACTCACGCAATAAAGACAAAAATTCTTCAAAATATTTGTACAGCAGTACCTCATTGTAGTGTGCTGTATAAATAAAGTTAAAGGTAGATGAAACAAAATCCCCCATTCCACCTTTTAATTGTATAATTATGTCTTTAATTGTTTCAATTGGCATATCTTTTCTTGCTACCTCTGGGTTAGGCTTATATGCTACTGGACAAAACCAGCACCCAGAATTACACAATCCATTTGGATCTAATTGAACTAATTGAATTTGCGACACTTAATCCCACCAGGCTACGACAGCATATCTTGTTCCAGTTTTTACTGGATGCACTGTATGGTTATATATATAATTAGATGGAAAAAGAATCATTTGATTTGCTTTAGGCTTAATCTTAAGATTAAATCTTCCAAATTCTATTTCTCCACCTTCATAGTCATCATTCAGATAAAAACTCATTGAAAGTGTTCTGGGAAATGGTCTTGAATCATCAAAATGATTTACAAAGTGATTGCCACTTCCATATTTTAATAGTTGCCATCCTTCGGCTTTATCCCATTGTCCAGCAAGATACCTATTTCTATAATCATTTATTGCTGGATAAAGAGAGTTATTTAGATGCAAATGTATAGCAAGTTGAGCCCCTGGAATTTTTTGAGCAAGTTCGGGGTCTGAATCATATGGTGGAATTGACATTACTTTACAATCCCTAATTGATGGCTTATTGCTTGGCTCTTCATATTTTCCACCATTGGTTTGGTTAGCGTCATGCCATGCTAAGTTGTGGATACCTACAAGGCTTTCAACATCTGATATAAATGTTTTTGGATCCTCCATAACATTTTCATAACTTGCTATTCCTGGTGCCAATTCTTCATAGTTCCACATTTTCTATACCCCACTTTCCAATTGGACAAAAAGCCATAGACATGGTGGTTTTTATTTTCATTAAGCATCCACATTTTTTACATTGAGCAGTTAATTTTATAAACTCTGGACAGGATTTGCATAGGTCATACCTTTGTTTAGAAATATCATCAGATACATATTGAGTAGTTGGCTTTAATAAATCCCATGGCTTAACAGGTTTATTATTGTTATCATTCATACTTATTTACCCCTTATCCCATTCTATTGTAGCACAAAGTAAGATTATCTTCTAGTTGCATCAAATGGGAACCATGGGAATGATGGAGGTGCAGATGTAGGTGCAGGTGTTGGAGCAGATGTAGGTGCTGGAGTTGGTGCAGGTGTAAATGAAGGTGGGAAAAATGGGAAGAATGGGAAAAATGGGAAAAATGGGAATGATGGAGATGGAGCAGATCCACAGCAAGACCATCCAGTTGGAACTCCAGAGTACTGGGTCCAATTACCAAGTGTGGTAAGTCCAAGTTCAGAACATGTTGCCGATGTTGGGTTTGTAACGGTTCCAGGGCACGGTGGAAGTGGGGCTGGTGTGGGAGTGGGTGTAGGGGTAGGAGTTGGCGTAGGTGTTGGGGTGGAAGTAGGTGTTGG